CCTGTGTTGCTTCAGGAGTCTCGTAGTGGCTTGACATAGCCCGTACAACCCGCTTAGGGCGTAGTACTTCAGTTACACCTGCCGTGGTTGCAGCTGCGATGCTTTGGTATAGCGTGATGGCTGGAGTGGTTGTAGCCAGTGCCGGGTCAATCCAATAATAGATGTAGCCGGATGTAGTCGGCATCCAACCGGTGATGTAGTTAGCAGCATAATCGTTTTTTAGCTTGTCAAGGTAACCCCCAACCGTGTCGAAAAAGTCAGGAGCCAAGGCATACTGACCCTTTGAAATGTTAGGGCTGTAAGGCAAGTCAATAGATGGAAAGTCACCACCAAGGTAAGGTCCTGAGCCATCTGGATAACCTGCTATTTCGAGCAAGTCCAATAAAGCACTACTAAAAAGCAAACCATCGTAAGGGTAAGACTCCACGATGTAAGCAAGGTCAAAGTCACGGCTACGGTCTTGCCCGGCATATACAAAGACCGACCAGTCCCTAGTAGTATCGCCTTGCTCGTATGTAATCTCTGGTGGTGTTAGGGTGCCACGGAAAAAATCGATGTAATCAGGTGTTGGCGTTGCACCATTGCTCAAAGCAATCCGAATTGGTCGGTCTGATGTAATCTGCGGCTGGTCTACTCCCGCATCTGTTATAGGCTTACGTCTGGTCGTTAGGCTACAAGTAGCCCTGCCGTCATCGTCTACGCTGATACTTAGGCGCTCAACATCGCAGGTGATGTCTACCGGATTATCAGCAGTAGAACCAGCCTCAGGTTGGTAAACCATGTCAATCTCATAAACGCCAAAAGTAGCGGAACCAGTTGTGCCTGTTAGCGCAACCTTTGCCCTTACGGAAGTAATGACACCGTTAGGCGTGTATGCAGTTAGGTCATCTTTGACAACACTGTAAGCGGCAAACGCAGAGCCAGTACCGATGCCGTCGTATGCATAGGTAGCAAGAAAGATTGCTCCGGTTGGAGGTGCATACCGTAATTTTTTTACCGAGGATACGCCGTATCCCGCAGTTTCAAAAAACACGCGGGATACCTGCACAGTTGCTTGACCCACCGGAACAATCCAACTAAAAGTAGCCGCAGGAAGAATCGTATTTGCAAGCAGTGGTGACAAGTCAGCAAAGACATGGCTAAACGACAACCCAAAGTTGGTAACAACTAACAACTCACGTCTTCGGCATGGAATCATCATCACGGTTACAAACTGTCCAGCAATACCATTCGATGCAGCGGTAGCAGCTTGCGGTGCAATGTTACTGTCGTTGTTATCGTACACACCTACAAGAACACCTGACTTGTAAACATATGCCTTACCTGATGCAGTGAACCAAACTTCAACAGAGCCAGCAGAACCAACACCCCACCCAGCCTTGAGAACAACCGTGTCATCACTGCCCTTGATACTTGGCACGTATAAAGCCAAGAACGCACCAGTGTTAGCATCCCATGCTGTAGTAAGTGTGGCGCGTTCAGTAACATCTAGCGACTGTAGAAAGTAATCACCTGATGCACGAATCTGTATATCTTTCCATTTTGCCGCCGTGGTGAGCGTGTAGTCAACTTTCCGATATCTTGTGTAGTTACCACTATAGGTTGTACGCCATGCGGCAGTAACCGGAAGCGGTGCCAGCATAAGTGTTAGGGTTGCAGGGTCAAGCCAGACATTACTGCTTTTAGCCATGTCCCAAGTCGTGCCATCAGCTGCAACAATCAAACGTCCTTTTTGAGGGCGTGGTTCCGGGCAGTCTACTTCGATCAGCAGTGGCCAAGCGTTAGCCATTAGAAGCGCCTCATGATTCCGGGTGTACCGTTCTTTCGTGCTTCATCGCGTATCATAGATCGGATTGAACGTTCAAGTTCTGTTCCTGCTGGTATAAGCCCACGGTTACCACCACCAAAAAAGTCACCCATGTTTAGTGGTGATGATGTGCTCATGCTTCCAGACATTTCAGCAGCAGTAACTCCTAACTGTCCAAGCTGACCACCACCAAGTGTTTCCCTACGTAAGGTCAAAGCATCAGCCGCAGTCTTGGTGTTATTAGCAATTTTACCGAGTATCTCTTGTATTGATGAACCACCTATGCCACCACCATTACCCTGCCCACCACCATAAATCATTCCCGGTGGTAAGCCTTGAGGACCAAGCATAGACCGGATTGCATCACCATATGCACCAGCCAAGTCGGGTACAGCACCAGCAGCAGGCATTGGGAATCTTGGCGTTATGTAGTTCCACACCGGACGCTTGGTTTCAGGTGGTTTTAGTTCACTCTGATTTGTTTGCAAGACTGATTTTATTTCAGGGCCTAAGACTGGTTCAAACTTGAATAAGAACGATGATAGTTGCTCATCAAGAAATTTAACAAGCCCTTGGATTTCAGTTTCCAAGTCTCCAAACGTATTCATGAAGAACGCTTTGATGTTGTAACCAATATCACTAAAGAACGTCATGATGGCTGGTCCAAGCTCTTGAAGTATCCTTGGCAACTGAGCAAAGAAAGCCAGCAGGTTAGCAGCGACATTGATCATTGCCTGTTGGAAGTTACCACCCGGCCCAAAAGCACCGATGACACGGTTTATGAAGTCTTGGATTACACCACTCTTACCAATAGCCGAGAACACCTCGCCTATCTGTTTACCCATTTCGGCAACACGCTCGATAAGCCGCATCGTGCCGCCCTCGGCACTACTGAAGATGTCAAGGATTCCACGACCAATCGGGAGAAAAGCCTGCTCAAGTGAATCTTGTAGGTTCTCCATTGTTGTGATTGCACCTGCACTTGCCTTTGGTAACTGCTCCAAACCAGTGACCATTTTTTCTATGATCTGATTTATACTGAGGCCCATCTTATTGATTTCTTCAGTTGAGGCAGTTCCAAATGCAGCCTTAAGTACTTGGCGTATTTGTGGCACTCGCTCGGCAATGACGTTCAGTTCATCACCTGCAAGTTTGCCAGCAGATGCCATCTGTGACAACTGAAGCATTGCACCTTCAAGGTCTGACTTACCACGGCCAGCAAGGGCAAGAGCATTACCAAATGCCATCATTGCACGTTCAGCCGTTTGTGCGGAAAGTCCAGCTGCTTCAAGTTGAAGAACACCCCCACGGACTTCCTTAAGCCCCAATCCGGGGAGTTTGGCTATCTCGTTGAGTCTACCTAGTTGGGCTTGCAGTTCCTGTGCATTCTTCGCATAAGCAGCAAGACCACGCACTTGTGAATCGTAAGCCATGGCAGCTTGTACGCCGGTTACGGAAGCAAAAGAGTTTTGCGCTATCTCAAATAACCGGGTGGCATCTGCCGCAGTGCGGATGGCTTCACCAACACTTTTAGCCGACTGGCCTACCCGGCTCAAAGCACGAACAGCAGCGGCTTCACCAACTACAGAAATCTTTGCCGTCAGTTCCGCTACTGTCATCGTTACCTGCCTCCAAACAATGCACCCAGCATTTCGACCTGTTGCTTTTCAATCTCTTGCCCGATCATAGCCACCTCGGCTATCTGGTCAAGGGTTAGGTCGGTCTCTGACGGGTGCCGGTTGAGATACTTCACGGTGTAATAGGCAACCTGACCTGCTACACCTCTAAGGCGTTTTTTGCGTCTTTTACCCGTCCCTGTAGGTCATCTGTTGGATACCAAGAAATGAACTCACCAAGGATTCTAAAGAACGTCTGTTTACTGGTTCGTGCTAGATTGCCGAAAGCCCGGAGTGGTGATTCTTCGGAGCTGTCCGTAGGGTCTGCCACGTAGCAACGACCAAGTAGATAGATCTGGTACAGCATCGCTTCGGGAAACTCTGCAAATGCTACACGCAGTGATCCAAGTTCTTTTGCATCAGGGAAGAGGTCTGCCGCCTTCGGTTCACGAAAGCGTAGCTCAGCGCCGTCACCAGCGACATCGGACAGGTCTACAGTAAGTAGACCTTTGTCCGTGTCCTTAGGGATTTGTTTTAGGGATTGAAGTGCCATGGCTTAGTGTACTACGACCAAGCGGTAGCCACGCCGTTAGAACCAAGGGTAATGGTTGCCGACTCAGTAAGCGCTTCCTCGTTAGCGATGTTGAGTCCAGTACCAGTTACAACGCCGACAAATGTCTTAGCGGTAAGGGTTCCAGGCGTAACTACAATCTGGCAGTAGTAACCGTCTTTACCAAAGAAGATAGGGTTTACAACGCTATCAACCAAGAACTCTACTTCAACTGATCCGTTAGCCTTGGTTACCTGTGCTTTGTTCTGAGCATCACAAAGTGCAGAGACATCAACGGTATTCACCGATGAGGAAAAGCGTACCGAGCGAGCGATACAGGTATAAGTCTCAGCGGTAAAGGCTGAGGGCGTGCCGTCTTGGTATCCACCGAAAGCAACCGTGACAACGCAGTTTTCCCCGATAAGCGCACTTGTTCTTGTAAAAGGCATAATTTACTCCTACTGTTGCGTGACGAATCGGTACACCGCTGTCACTCCGAAATCAGTACGACCACCACTTTCTAACCCAAACGTTTGAGCAGTTGATTCCCGCCTAACATAGAACCGTGGCGTGGTGCTCGAAACGTGAATATTGTCTAGTAGTGTGTCAATACGGGACATGATGGTAGCAGAGCTTGCCATCGATACCGCACCTGTAGCAGTATCCCACACGGTGATTCTATAGGTCGGGTAGGTGAACACCCGGCTACCGCATAGCGTGTCTTGGTCTTGCCCAGCACTACCAGCACGATCAAAGACCACATAAGGTGTAACCGGTTGCTTGCGTGATATCGGGTCTATCTGCGGTGCTATGGTGTTATAAATTGCCATCTGGAAACCGTTAGGTTTGTTATCAGGAGCAAGTAAACCCATAAGCGTAGTATCGCCGGTTAGAGTTTCGTAAATCCATTGCTCAATGACCGCTGGTTCAAATGCCATTACTTGTTACCTTTAAGAATCGACTTGACTGCAGCTTGAAAAGAAGGGGCTACATACTCAACCGCTGGACGTAGAAACGGGCGAGCAGGTACGTGGTTACCAGACTTTGACATCCAACCAAGTTCCAGCGGTATGCCGTACTTTGCACCAACTGAAACCTCTGCTGATGTCTTGCCGGTCATCTTGCTTTGTATACTGTTTGCCAGTTCGCCTAAATCATTATTTGGTGGAGTGC